AATACAAAGGCTGTTAAAGAAAGTGTAGATGGTTATATACAGAGTCTTATACAAATGGCTGTTGCACAAAAGTATTCTGACCAAGTTGCAAACAATATCATAAAAAGTGATAAAATACAAGCAAAACTTGATGAAAAAAATATAATAAGGCAAAGATTAACAGCAGAAGTAAGAGGTAAACAAACAAACGAATCAAGAGATTTATTAGATGTTTATGAAGATTTAAGAAAGGTTAATAAAGAAATATTTGATATAGAATCAGAACAAGCCAAAAATGTTGCTGAATTAACAACTTTAACTGATAAATATTCTAAATCGTTAGTTTTAGCTACACAGCTTAGTGCAGAATTTGGTAAGGTAGAAGAAAAAAAGGGTGATGGTAAAACAAATGCGTCAAAAATTAAAGTTTCAACAGCCTATGAAGAATTAGCTCAAGAAGAATATAATTTTTATAAGGATAGTATTTTTAGAGCTGAAGAGTATTTTGTTAAGCTAAATAATATTCAAAAAAATAATGCTTTAATGGAGGCTACCATTAGAGGTGCTTCTGCAGAGGAATTATTTACAATACAACAGACTTACGAGCAAAAAGAATTAAACTTTAGACAAAGTATTGAAGATAAGAAGTTTGCTATAAGACAACAAAGCGAAGAAAGACAAAAACAATTAACTAAGTCTTATGATGACCAAAAGATAAAAGACCAAGTTACTTTTACAAATAATTATATAGCAACATTAGACGCACAACTTAAAGCACAAATGCGTCTCAATAGAAATAATGTAGCATTACAACAAGAAGATGTAAAAAATAAACTTATACAATTAAAATTTGCACAAGTATTTGCTGCTGGTAATGTTAAGGCTTTGGAAGCTATTAATGCTGCTATTTTAAAATTACAAGGTAATTTAACTGGATTAGGTGATGTAAGTACAACTGTAAGTAGTATTTTATCCGCTTCTTTACAATCTACATTTGAAGGAATTGGTCAATCTTTAGGTGAATTAGTTACTACTGGTAAATTTAATTTTGGAATATTAGGTACTATATTAGCTGATGCCTTAATTTCAATAGGTAAAGCATTAATATTATACTCTTCACTTGTTCAAGCTGCTAAAAAAGCTATTGAAGCTGGTCAAGTTAAAGCAGGATTGATAATTGGTATTGCTGCGGTTGCTGCTGGATTTGCACTAAAAGCATCAATGAATAAAAAACAAAATACTGGAGCTAAAGAATTTGCTAATGGTGGTATTATATCTGGGCCTACTTACGGTTTAATGGGTGAATATCCTGGTGCAGCATCTAATCCAGAAGTTGTAGCTCCTTTAGATAAGTTAAAATCTTTAATTGGAGGTGCAGGAGGAACACTTGAAGCAAGAATAAGTGGAAATGATTTACTAATTTTAATGAATAAAGCAGGTAGAAATAACCAAAATACATTCTAATAATGGCATTTATAAATCCAAAATACGAACTAATATTTAACGATGTTTACCAAGGAACATCTGGCACAATCGATGTTTATAGAGCACAGATATATAAAGATGGTTATTCAAGCAGCACTATTTATCCTATAACTGGTACAGATAGTCCAATTACCATAGAAACAATAGACACAGAAGGTAATGCTTATACGCCTATTATGTCCTCAAGGTTGACCTTGAACATATTAAAGAATTACAATCAAGCAACTAACTATTTTGACTTATTAAATGACTTCTTTTCTGCTGATGATAATGATTTTATGATTGTTATTAGCAAGGGTACTTATAATTATTCTAGTTATACTTGGACTTCTACTATATGGAGAGGATTCTTTTTGCCAGTTGATAGTATACAATATTCTGCAGTAGGAACCAATGAGTTTAGCTTGACATTTGTTGATGGTCTATCAAGGACTAAAAACAAAAAATATTACTTTAGTACAACAGATGGTATAGGGTATTTCCCAGATGAAAAAATAAGCATTAAGGATTTATTAGTTGAATGCTTGTCAGAAACAGAATTTACATTAGATATTTGGATAAATGAATACTATAAAACAGCCAATATAGCTTCAAGGAACATAGAAAATATGTACTTAAAAAAGAACTATCTAATGGAGCAATATGGTGAATATTTAAGTTATTATAATATTTTAGAATACTTATGCAATAGGTTTGCTTGGGAGTGTTATTATAAGGATGACAAATGGTATTTAACTTGTTATGGTGCTTTAACAAGAGAAACTTCTATTAGCTATTATGTTTATAATAGTTCTGGTACTTATCAATCAACACAAAGCGTTGGAAATACTACATCAGTGGCTATAGATGGTAGTAATAATTTTAAGGCAATAGGTGAATCTTTAATGATTAGCTTTAATAGAGCACAAAAATCATATACTCAGTTTAGTCCAATTTATAACGTAAAACAACTTGTAAGTAACGGATGGTTTTTATCTTGGTCTGGTACTAACAATGCTGATGCTTGGATTGAAACTGGTATGATTGCAAGTAAATTAGACCCCACTTCTGGAGGTTTATATACTGATGATTTAACTACAACAGCTGGAGAAACCAATAAAGCTATAAGGTCATTTAATAATACTGTAAAAGCTGGTGATTATTTAACTTTGGCTTGGTCTGATTATACATTTGATTGTACTGCAAGATATTGGGTTAGGATTTTACCAGATGACAACTCTGGTGCTCAATATTTGGATAATACTGGTACTTTTTCAACTACAGTATATTATCTAAATACTTATCCAGTCTCTTTCCCTAAACAAGTGTTAGTACCTATTGATGGTAGTATTGATTTTGTTATTTTAAGACCATTACAAATTAATCCAGGTGGATTCTTAGAGCTTTATTACTTTATATGTCAAAACGTAGGCCCTTCTTCTCAAATCTATAATTATGATTCTTATAGAGAAATAGGCAGTAAAAACTCTGAATTTAAACCAGAGCAAACAGATAATTATTCTTTAGGTTTTATGTATAATGATATTTTTAAGAATAATGATTCTGGAGCAAGAGCAGCTAATCAACCAGATGATGTTTCAGCATCTTCTTATGTTGGTATGTATACAGATAACTTAAATGGTGGATTTGCTAATCAGTTTGGTCGTAATGGTTCTGGTAGTACAGAAATATTTACTTTAGTTGTGGAAGATATTGGTATAGACCAAGTTCAGAATCAAATAGTAATAGATGGTCAATTTAAAAGCATAGGATATTCACTTAATAGCAAGTTTACATATTCTTATGATAATACTAACACATATACATATTTATTAAAATCTTATAGATGGAATCTTAAACAAGCAATACAAGAATGTATCTTAAAAAAGATAAACTATAGTGGCACAACAATAAATATTGATGTATTCAAAAATATAAATACAAGAAAATAAAAATTAATTAATATGCCTATAACATCTGGTTCAAATATGGTTCTTTATAATTCATCAGTAAGCGGTAGTAATGTTTACGGTGCTTCTACTAATTGTTCATTTTCTACAAGCTCATCTCTTGTTGAAGTAACAACTGCCGTTTCTGGCAACTTCAAGGAGTTCTTGCCTACTAATATGGAATTTGAGATTAGTGCTGATGGATTTATTACAAGAGATTTTTATGATTACAAGGACTTATTAGATGCTCAAATTGCTCGAACTAAATTAAATGTCAAGTTCCAAATAGTTAATGCTGACGGAACTGTAACAATTAATGCAGATGTTTATGTAGCTTCTATAGACTTAAATGGCCCATTAGAAAGTCCTGGCTCATATTCTATATCATTAAAAGGAACCGCACCATTTACATTTGTATAATATGCAACATCTTAGAGACTATATACTTATCATTGGATTCTTTTTCTTAGGCGTATTTGCCTATGAGTCACTTCACAAAACCGATAAAAAGGCTGACTTTAGTGATATGAGGAACTATAATAAGATAAAGGAGGTTCATGATACTTTGTACATAAAAACGTACAGAAATCGGTACATAAAGGGGGATTCTATCCCTTTTGTGATTATAGCTACAGATACCACTATTATTCATGATACAGCTTATATTCTACAAGACTACAACGTAAGCAGAGCTTATTCTGACACTATTAATCAAGATTCTAATATCTTTGTGATAGATGATACTATCAGCCAAAATCGTATCAAATCGAGGTCTTTTAAGTCCAAGATTACCGAAAAAACCATCTATGTTAAGGAGTATTATGCAGAGAAAGCTAAGTATAGGCTTTTTTACGGCATAAGAGGCGATTTTAGCTCATCTAATGGCTTAGAAGTACTAAGTCCTGGTTTGATGCTAAGTGCCAAAAATAAGGCTCTAATAGGTCTTAATCTTAATATTAATAAAAATAATAATATGAGTTACTCTGGTAGCTTCTATTTTAAAATAGGTAGAAAATGATAAAGTTTATAAAAGATATGTTTTCTGGAGGTTCAGAGGTTAGTTCAAAAAGGGTAGCTGGTATGCTTTCTTTGTTATGTGCAATAACTGGGATATTTGCAGCGTTATTATCTCAAACTGCTTTTGACTCATTGCTTATGTATTCTGCTACTTTATTGTCAGCAAGTGTTGTAACATCAATTTTTAACAAAAAATAACCATGTCAAACTTTAACGATTTGAACTCAGATTTAACTCCAGTAGGAATAACATTTACAGCCGTATCATGGCTTAATATTTTTGGCATTGTGCAAATCAATCCTTTGCTACAATCAATAGTTTATTTAATGACTATTGCTTGGTTAGGAATGCAGATGTATGGCTTCTTAAAAAAGCAGTTTAATAAAAAATCCTAATTTAGTGCTCCATGAGACTAACAGCACATTTTACTTTAGCAGAATTTACTCGTAGCGAATCAGCTAAAAGACATGGTGTGTCTAATCAGCCAACCCCAGAACATATACAGAATATTAAAATACTTTGCGAAAGAGTATTAGAGCCTATTAGAATGAAGTTCGGCCCTCTTATCTTATCATCTGGATATAGAAGCAAGGTTCTCAATCATTACATTGGAGGTAGCTTAAAATCACAACATTGCGAGGGAAAAGCGGCAGACCTGGACATGGATGGTGTGGATGGTGTAACAAACAAAGAGATTTTTGAATACATAAAGAACGAGCTTGAATTTGACCAATTAATAAATGAGTTTAATTACTCATGGATTCATGTAAGCTACAACTTAGGCAAAAACAGAAAGCAAGTATTAGATGCTTTAAAAGTAAACAATAAAACTGTTTATGCTATCCACAGAGACTAACCAAACCAACCAATATGGCATCGAAAAAAAATGTGCTTGTCATAGGAGACACGCACGAACCATTCTGTCATCCACTTTATAGGAACTTTTGCCTTGAAGTGGCTAACAAGTTTCAATGCTCCGAAGTAGTACATATCGGAGATGAAGTAGACAATCACGCAATCAGTTATCACGAATCTAAACCAGACGGTCATGGAGCTGGATATGAGGCTGATTTAGCTCAAGCAGCTATGTATAAATGGTACAAGGCTTTCCCTAACGTAAAAGTCTGTATCGGTAACCACTCAGCCCTACATAAAAGAAAGGCTCAAACAAGCGGTTTACCAGAGAGATTCATTAAATCATACGAACAAGCATGGGATGCTCCTAAAGGCTGGAAATGGGCCTTAGAATGGGAAATAGACGGTGTTCTATATACTCATGGCACTGGAAGTTCTGGACAAGCTGGTGCAATCAATAGAGCAAGAGATGCTCGACAATCAACTGTAATAGGTCATATTCATAGCTTTGGTGGTGTTTTATACTCATCATCAGATAAGGACATGATATTCGGCATGAACGTAGGCTGTGGTATCGATATTGATGCCTATGCTATGGAGTATTCACGACCTTTCCCCAAAAGACCAACATTAGGCTGTGGAGTGGTGTTAGATGGCGGAAGAGTTGCTATATTTGTACCGATGCCTTTGGGTAGTAAAATAATAAGATTACCTAAAAAGTAACCAGCTAACGGATAGAATCCAATAGCCGACACGATAAGTGTTTCACAAGTGTATATTATATTGATAATCAATATGGTATGCACTTTTTATTTCAGTATTATTTAAATCGTAAATTTGTATGAGCAGAGAAGTAGACGTAAAGATTGACCAATTAATGAAGGAGAAAAGCAATTTAGAAGCAAGGCTTGAATTGATTGTTAGAGAATTGCGACTTACTGTTCTTAAAAATAGTATCACAAATGTTAATGCACATCATACA